CTTAAAGAGGGTGTCCGATCGCAGTCTCAGAGGGATGCTTACTACTCTGAGCTGGTTAATCTTAAACGTGAGCAGATTATTGATGTTCCTCCCGATGAGATAGCCCGAATGTTGCCATCTGCGGGGGGAGCGACTGACCTACAAGAAGCAATCGAAAGGCAGCAAGAGAAAGTAGCAGAGCAGCAGAAAAAAGTAGATGAGCAAGAAGAATTAGCCCTAAAACTAGGTAATGCCAAAGTTGAAGAAGCCTTGGCCTTGGCTCAAGAGCGAAGAGCCAGGGTTATATCTGATATCGCCCTCAGTACAGAAAGGGCTTCCGAATCCGAGGAAAACCGCGCTCAGGCAGCACTTGCCAGGGCTAAAACCATAACAGAGATAGCCAGCATGGAGACAGACAGGCTGCTTAGAGTCTCTGAATTCGTGAAAACCCTCGAGTCTGAGGAGATTGTAGACAGAGAGGTAGTTGATAACAAGATTATGGATAAAGCCAACGAAATTAACGCTGAAACCATCGGATCTTTTGAGAATCAACAAGCAGAAGCAACGCAGGAACTGGAAGCAGTAGCCCAGCAGATGCAACAAGAACAACAAGGTAACACTCAAGTTTAGGAGGAAAGTAATGCCAAAAAATAGAACAAGCATGAACACGGGAAAGGGTCTGTATAGCACTCCTGATAATCCCATGCCTCAGGCTAATCAAGTATCGTCCAAAGCAGGGCCAGGGAGTAACTCTGATCAGGCAAAGGTTAACAGACTACTTCAGAAAGCACACGCGGAGAAAGAATCTCTACGTGGCAAGAGCGGAATGTAATAGATGAGTGAGTCAGCGTGTCTTGCTAAGTGTCCAGTCTCAGGGTTAATCCTACCCCGAAAGTTTATCGACGAGAAACAGTCGTTAAAAAAATCAATAGACGATTGGGTTGACAGGACAGTCTTAGAAAATCAACACAGAAAGGGGACATATTACCTCGTATTTCATGCGAAGTTTAATCCACGTGACCCCACTGAATTTCGCATTGACGCTCCCACAATTACAAAGAAACTACCACCTTTTGTAAGTAACCAGATGGTTTTTTGGGTCAACAACACAAAAGGAATATGTGAACTCCTATGGATGGTGTCGCCTCGTAAAAAAGGGCAGTCACTAAAAGTAGAGTTTAACAAGAAAGGTGTCGCCTACCTGCAATCAAAGGGCGCTATGCCATCGTGAGGGGTTATCTCACGCTAACACTCGGAGAATTATGGATACAGAAGCCGAAACTGTACACGCAGAGGAACAGCAACCAGAGGTAGAGCAGCAAGAAATTGCATCTACTGAAGGTGAGCAACCTCAAGAAGAAGTAGTAGAGCAACGAGAAGAGGAGAAAGTCCCTCTCTCAGCCCTACAGAAAGAACGTAGGAAAAGGCAGGAAGCAGAGAAAAGAGCTTCCTTGTTCCAGGAATTGCAAGAAAAGCAGTTGCGTGAACAACCACAAGCCCCACCTGCGGAAGAAGAAGATCTATATGAAGCAGTTACTAAAGCTGATCTAGGTAAAACAGAAAAGCAAGTAATGAGAGCAGTAGAAGAGAAACAATGGGTTAAAGAGAACCCAGAAAAGTATTTAGAAGTAAATGATAATTTAAAGGAATTTTTAAAACTGAGACCAAACTTGGCTCCAGCGATTGAAGCAAAGTCTAATAGATATGAAGAAGCGTGGATGTTAATGAATGCACTCTCTCCTAAGCAAAAAGCCTCATTGAAGGTTCCTCCCGCACCTAGAAAGGATGCGCCAGGATCACCGACAGGGGGGCCGAAAGCGGCGGGGATGAATCAATCAATAGATCTTTACAGCATGTCAGATACGGAATTTGCCGATTGGAGGAAATCGCAGCGAAAGCCTAGGTAAGGTCTCTTAAGGAGACAAAAATATGTCAGTAACAACCACGTCAGGCTACGGCTCGATGAGTGATGCTTGGGCACACCGAGCATTACTACAGCGTTCAAAGCCACGTAATGTGCATAACCTTTTTGGACGCGCATTTACACTCCCACAAAAAAATAGTGATACAATGGTCATGAGGAGACAGGAAAACTTGAACTCCGATCCCGTTGTCTTAACTGAAGATGCCGACCCAGCCCCAGAACAGATTCAGAAATTTGATATTTCGGTACAGGTTCAGGAGTTTGGAAAGGTTGTCTTGCTAGGTCGTAAGGTTTTACTCGTTGTAGAAGATGACACAGCCAATGAGACAGCAGATAACTTGTCACAGACCATGCACACGATGCTGGACAAGGTCACACGCGATGTGTGGAACTCGAGCGTTCCTCAAATTAGTTCTTTAAACGGAGCTAATGGCAACGCTATCACTGAGTTAAGTCAGACTGATGTTAACCGCGCTATTGCTTATCTGGATGAGAACGATACCGAAAAAACTACACCCACCATTGATGGTTCCTCACGTTTTGGAACTGGGCCTGTGGAAGCCAGTTTTTGGGTTGCAGCACACGTTAAACTAAAAGCGGATATCCGTGCTTTAGATGCGTTTGTGCCTACTTCTCAATACGGAAGTCAAGAGTCAGTCCTTCAAGCCGAGTTTGGTTCTACAGACGAAGCTAGATGGGTTACCTCAACACTTGTTCAGGTAACTACTGACGATCCGCCAATTTACAGTAATACATTTGTTGGAGCCAATGCCTACGGGTATGTGGGACTCGACCAGGTGTCCACTGAAATGATCCTGAAACCTCTTGGTTTCAACGATTATCTTAATCGTTTTCAAAGCATGGGTTTTACCGCTTGGTTTAATGCAGTGATTTTAGACGATTCTCACATCGTTACATTACTATCAACTAAAGCATAGGGAGATTTACTAATATGACTGATTTATTTGAAGGGCAAAGCATGAGTGAATCAATTCGATTCATTTCAGCAGGAACAGCCCATACTTTCGCATTCGGTTTTCAGCCAGATAAGGTTATTTTTAACAACTTAACCAAATGGACTAATACAGCGGGTGGGGAGCCTATTTCTGTGTGGTTTAGAGAACAAACAGATGCAGCAGAAGCGTATCAACAACAAGTAATTGATTCGTCAGCAGGAGCGTCTTTTAACTTCTTAAACCCAACAACTAACGGTTTTACTGTAGCTGACACAAGTGGTGGCCCTACGGCATACCGATCTTTGATTTCGGCAGTGACCGCAGCAGATCCTTGCGTGGTCACTACGGCAGCCGTGCATGGTTTACAGACAAACCAACTTATCAGGATTACCGATCTTGGCCCTGATATGCCTACAGCTCGTGGGATGGATCAACTTAATAATCTGAGATTTAGAATTGTAGTAATTAACACTACTTCTTTCTCTCTGAAAGATCCTATCACCGATGAAGCCATTAACTCAACAGCCTTTACCGCTTGGGTTGCTGGTGGTCGTGTGGATTTGGAAACTAGGGTTCTTCAGTTGAACAACCCTCAAGTTTCACCCTACAGTGATACTAATCCATATAACCCAACACCATTTGACTATGACCCAATCACCTATCAGCTTACCGCTGGTACTGATGTAATGGGGGCAGATTCAGATGTGTTCAACATCGAGGTTTATAAGTTTGGCCAAGTCACAGATCTAGGGGATCTTTTGACTTAGATTAATTTTCCAGACTCTCAGCAATGGGGGTCTGGAATAATTTAATGGTAGATGGATGGCAGGACAAGCAGCATTCAGAGCAGATATCAGCGGTATGACAAACGCTGAACCATGCGTGATAACGACTTCAGCAGCTCACGGCTATTCTACTAACCAATTTGTAAGAATTACAGACATAAACGGCAGCATACCAACACTCAGGGGAATGGATCAGATTAACAACAAGAAATTTAGGATCATAAAGATTAATGCAACGAGTTTCTCGCTGGAAGATGCGACCACCTTTGAAAAAATAAACAGCACAGGATTCACCCCATATGTAACGGGTGGTTTTTGTAATTTAGTAGAACCAACTTATATCTATAGTGGAGATTAAACATGCAAGTTAAAGCAAAAGATGAATCACTTTTAAATGAAGTGAAAGAAACTAACGATAAAGTATCTAAAATAGCTAAAGAGGTAGGTCTTGATGACATGCCTTTGAATTGTCTCGCTGATTATGTGAGATACAATGAGAAGAGAAGAGGAATCAATAAAAAACTGAGAGTGTGTAGATATCCAGCTAAACCTTGTCCAGTCGCAATGCACCCTATGCAGAGAGTTGCATTTAACCGCAAGGATCAGCCTAGAAATCCTCTGCCAGTATACTTATCTAATGAGATGATTGAATTCAAACAAACACTGATACCTGGCAAACTTTATGATCTTCCTCTCTGTATAATCGACTATCTCTCTCAAAAAGGTACGGCAATATGGGAGTGGCATGAGAACCCAGATGGTTCAAAGGAAACACGCAAGACAGCGATGGATCCCAGATTTGCTTTAAGATCGGTTTACCAAGGTTAGACAATGGCACAGGATGTTTCAGATTGCTTAAGGATCATGCGGTTAGCATTAGGGCGCAGGAATGAAAACGATGAAGATTCCAGCACGCCAACTCTTTTGCAGTACATAAATGATTTCGTCAATCTCACGATGACGGATGATATCAAAATCTTTGAGCAATTTGGAACATTGCAATTCAACATTGATGAGACTGTAACCGATGGAGTCTATACCTTTAATAGTTTAGGGGTTACACAGCAGTTTTCAAATATCTCTATAGAGGGGTTCGTCTCTTTGACGGCTCCCGTTGACTCCTCAGTTTCGTGGAATAGACTTGAAATCTATCAAGATCCATCAGTTTTCTTCGATATTTGGGGAGTTAACAATGTCGATATCTTGATTGCTGGTTACCCTACTCAGATGCTCTTTTATGGTAATGAGTTTACCTTTAGGACTATCCCTAATACTCAATATACCATTGTTCTTTTTGGTTATAAAATCGTTCCTATATTTGCAGATTCTACGGATGCATTACCTTTTGATCATTGGATGAGATACATAGCCTACGGCGCAGCTCTAAATTATGCTAGAGATTACAGATTTGAAGATGAGTCTAGAGCAAGACTAGAGAAAGACTTTGCTCATGAGAGAAAACTTTTATTAACACGCACGCATAACCAGAGGAAGCTCTCGCGTGCCCAACCTAGGTTTTAATTATGCCCTGGAATGACGCATGGCCCGATGTCACACAATCAGTGAAGGCAAATGGTGCTACAGGAGTACAAAACTCCAATTTTATTGATACTTCCATGAAAAGAGATCATTTCTGGAATCAAGAGGGAGCTAATGACGGTCGTCATAGGCAAGTGCAGATGATAAAAACTGAGACTGGAGGTAGTCCTGACGATATTGTTTTAGCAGGTGGTATTAATGGAGGTATGTATGTAAAAGACAATACTGATGGTGTAGCAACAGGTTTTTATATTAATGATGTTAATATTTATCAATTCATTCCAGCTTTTCTTACAGGTTCAATAGCATTAAATAATGCTACTCAAACTGTTGTAGTAGCGGTTCCAGATGATACTTATGGTCAAATTTATATGTGGGTAGATACTGATTTAAACAATCAACAGGTAGGACATTTTTTCGCCAATAATGGAGTTGTACGAGCATGGTCTAATGCAAGTGTAAGAAGCGGGGTGTCAACGATTACTATAAGAGTTAAATTTGATAATGCTGGTGGACAAGGTTTGAATTTTAGAGCAAGAATCGAGAATGGTCTTAGTCCTTCTACTTATCAATATCGTATAACCTATTGGGATATCTAAGCAGATGGATATTTTTGAAATATCAGGGTTTAAGTCAGGAATAGATGATTCAGGAGTGAATTTTCTTGCTCCTTCTGATGCCTTTGATGTTTTGCGAAATGGTGTTATCTTTCGTCAAGAAATTAAATCACGTCTAGGATTTTCTCGTTTTGGTTCTCGTCTTTCTGGTTTAAAGGCAGATGAAACAAGAGTAATGGGAATCTTTGAAAATGTCGTTCCTGATGGTGAAGTTGAGTTATTAGTATGTTCTAGACAATTTCTTTACTCATATCAATCTGGTTCAAATACTTTTCTACAGATTGTTAATAGTGGAGCAGCTCCCGTTAATGGTTTTAATATAGGTAATAATACAGATTATGTTTCTGGTACTACTTATCTAACCAAAGATGGTACTCAACGTTTTGTTTTTTGCAGTAGTGGTATGTCAGATATTTATTTCTATGATGGCACTGATGTTAAGAGTTTTACGACTGTTGCAGATAATGCAGAATATCAAGCACCCGCAGGAGGGCCATTAACTCGGGCTAAACATGTAGTTTATTTTGGAGAAAGATTAAATTTCTTTGCTCCTGTGATAAATACGAAAACAGAACACCAATCTGTACTCTACTCAGGTATAAAAAATACTGATGGGGACGGTGATAAATTTAACACACCAGGATCAGGGATTTTAGCAGCAGATACAATTGAGCAACTGCAAGGAACTTTAATTTTTGGTGATAACATCATCATGAATTTTGAAAGATCTAGTTGGGTACTTGAAAAAACTCGTGATGGTTTCAATCCTTACTTTGTGAGGAAAATTCCGTCGGTATTAGGAACAGATGCGGGATTTTCTCCTGTGAATTGGAATTTTGAGGTTAAATCCGTTGGAAGAACAGGATTGATTACGACAGATGGTAGACAATCTCTTAGATTTGATGATCTCATACCTCATTTTACTACGGACGAACTCGGTCAAAAAGATTTCGATTTGATATATGGAGGTTTTGATAGATTCCAAGCTCAATTTTTCTGGTCATATCTTGATAATAGTTCACCTGATACAGCAACAACTCAAGATAGGGTATTAGTCTATAACTATGAAGAGAAAACGTGGTCTATAAATGATCAGCGTTTCAGTGTTTTTGGTCAGACAGAACAAGGGCAAAATCTTGCATGGCAAGATATAGAAGCTACAGCAGATCATCCCTCTTGGGCGACATGGGATACTACAGAAGAAGTATGGAGAAAGGTAGGTATTCTTGATGATACACAAAAGACACTAGCAGGTGACGATCTCGGATTTGTATATAATATCAACCAAGACTTTGATGATTATTTTGAGAATATATCGGCTATCACAAAAGCCTCATCTGCGGTACTCACAGTCGACGCATCGGCTTTTATGGCTGGTGACGAAGTATTTATCGCTGACGTTGAAGGAATGACTGAGATCAACGGAAAACAAGTCGTAAGGTCAGCGACCATAACAACCGTTACTCTTAATATAGATTCAACTGAATTTACAGCCTATACTCAGGGTGGCACTATCTCTAAGTTTATAGATTTTAGAGCTAAATTGATTCCTTTCAATCCTTATAGATCTGAGGGGAGGAAATGTTATATATCTCACCTAGAGTTTTTACTTAATACTCAGGCGGGTGGTTTGTTTGTAGATATTTTCATGGATGGAGAATCTACTTTATTTAAGACAGTTGAACTCACACCTAGCACTACCACCACTAAAGACAGACAGTGGATCACAGTTGTAGTAAACCAAGAAGCAGAATTTCTCAATTTTCTTTTAAGGAGAGAGAGTGTATCCGATCAGACAGTGATTTCTGCTATTAGAATACATATGTCAAAGGGAGGCCTAACGGCAGGATAACATGGCGAAAATACCTGAGTATTATAATGTTGGAGATAAATCTGATATCACCCTGGATAGACTTCTTGTGATACTGGAAGATATATACAAAGACCTTGCTGTGGCAATTAACAAGAAACCAGATTTTTTTGTACGTGATGTTGATGGTCAAGCAGGAGATACAAACTTGCCTTTGGGTTCAATAAATGTAAATTCATCTGGCGCAATAACAAAAATAGAAATGTTAACGGAACACCAATCGACAAGTGCCGTGACATGGACGGAGATATAAAAGGAGGAACAAATGTCATTTTCACCAGCAATAATAGCGGCACTGATTAGTGCAGCAGGGTCTATAGGAGGAGGATCATTAGCTAGTAGGGGAGCTAAAGAAACTGAATCCAGGGCCAACAGAGGCAACTGATAGATCAGTTGCTTGCATCTTTAACAGGAGA